GTCATCTTCTATAATGTCATCTTCTATAATGTCATCTTCTATAATGTCATCTTCTATAATTTCATCTTCTATTTCTTTATCTTCTAGAATAATTTTAGTTTCTTCTAGAGTAGGTGTATTTTTAGATACAGAATTAGATTGTAATTTATTATATAAGAATTCAGCATCTTCAATAATAGATTTATCAAATCCTTTTTGTTTTAATAATTTAAGAGCAAAGTGCTTTTTACTTACTCCAGGTTTTATTTTGTAATCGCTAATAATAGTATCATTTTCATCAATTTCAATATCAAAGTAATGTTTATCTACTTTTACTTCATCCATACCTGCTAATACATCAAAATGCGTTGTAATTATATTTAAAGATTTATTTAAATGGCACATTTTCTTAATAACAGCATAAGCACCGCTCATACCTTCTTGATAATTAGTAGAAACAAAGATTTCGTCCATTATATTAAAACTAAAATCACCTTTTGTTTCAGCATTAGTTAGCATTTGTAATTGTTGATAACATCTACTCATTTCTGCTTGGAATAAACTTTCTTTACCTTGACAATCTGGAATATTTAAATAGGTAGAAATATTTACAAAGGGTGTAAAAGCAAAATCTGAAGCAGGAACAACACCTACAGTTTGACCTAATAAAATACATTCTATAACAGATTTAATATAAGTAGATTTTCCAGAACCATTTGGACCAGTGATTAATAAATTATTAAATGTTTCTTTCTCTTTTTTCTCTTCTTTCTCTTCTTCTCCTTTTTCTCCACCAACTTGAATAGGTTCATATCCTAGTTTAATATCATTATAAACAGGTTTTTCACAACATATATTCCATACAGATTTTCCTTTGACAATAGGTGTTTCACTATCTGTAATAAAAGAACATAGGTTGCGTTTATTTATTTTACTGTCTTCATTTACCCAACTGCTTACACCATACCAAACGTCAATATGTGCCAAATACTTACAGAAAGGTTGTATTATTTTTTTAGCATCTAGAAATTCTTTAAATGTTTTAATAATAATACCTTTATTTGAAAATAGACTTGGTTCGCAATTAAAGCAGTCGTGGTTAAGTAGATTTATAATTGTGGGATTTTGTAATAAATCATACATTTCATTAACAATAGGTATGATTTCAGGGNTTTCAAACCCTAATTTCATTTTAAAACATTTTACTGCGTTTTTTAACCATTTAGAAATAATATTAATACGCGAATGAAACATATTAATAATTTTATTATAGGTTATACTTGATTGAATACTATTATAAATACCATAAAGATATGAAATAACAATAAAACCTAAATAGACATAGGTGCCAGCACTTGTATTCATAAATGCTACAACCCATTTTACAATAGATATAATTACATTTTTTATACTAAATGTATTAAAAAAACTATTACCAGCACTAGCACCATTTAAACCATCAACACCACCGCCATTTAATCCTCCCATACCATTTAATCCTCCCATACCATTATGAACTATATTTTCTGCTACTTTACCTAAACCACTATTTATAATTTTGTTTAAATTTGTAAAAAAACCTGTTCCACCCATAACTAATTTTTTCATTACCGTCCAGAATGTTTCAAAAGGGACAGGAACTTTTAATACATATTTCATAAATATATAAGGTGCAAACATAAATATAAAAGGAGCAATGGCTCCATAAGCAGGACTAAATATAATAATAAAATAATAGAAGTATTTTAAAAATAGTTCATTATAGTTGAATTGTTTTAATAGTATAAATTCAAAGAAAATAACTTTATATACTTCTTCCATTTCAGGTGTATCTGTCATCTGCATGGCTAAGATATCTTTCTCTAATTTAGAACATTCTAGCAATAGTGTTTTAATTTCTTCTTTTTGTTTATGATTTAAAAATAAAGAGACTTGTTGTTGTCTATGATTTAAAATAGAAATATCAGTAGTAGGTTGTAATATAATAGATTGTAATAATGTTTTACCCAATTGTGTAGATGTTCTATTAAATTTATCAAATAAAGATGTCGTTTTACTATTGACATTACTATCTAAATTAGCCTGAAAGAACTCTAATTCATTATATTTATGTCCGTCTTTAGAATATAAAATAGTATTAGGGAATTCATTTTCAAGTTTAAGTATGTCTTTAATTATGTCTGAAACATCTACATTATCACTTGAAAATGTTTTTAATAAATCAATTATATTTTCATCATCGCTAGAGACATTATCATTATTATTACATTTATTCGTATCGTTATTCGTATCGTTATTCGTATCTTTATTAGTATCTTTATTAGTATTATTACTATCCGTATTATTTATTTTATTAAGTAGTTTTTTAATAATAAACATTAACATAATGTTAAATAAGAATAATTATATAATTAAATAATTATAAATAAGTATTATAATTAAGATATAAATGAGTATAATAAATAAAACGAAATGATAGAAAAATAAGAAATGATAGAAAAATAAGAAATGATAAAAATGAGAAATAAATTAATTATATTAGTTATATTTCTTTAATTTTTAAAAAAATAAAACATATACTATTGTTAGTATAATAAATTTGAAATATAAATAAATAAATAACTAAAAACATATATAAATTTTTTATATATGAATAAAAAATATAATTTACAAAAAAAACCATATCTAGATACATTACTAGACATTTATCATTCTACAGATAATACTGATAGTGATAATACTAATTATTATAATGAACGTAATTTAAAACCTTATTCAACTGCTCATCTATTACTAAAAAAATATGTAGGTGAAACATTTTATAAAACAAATATTACATCTTTTAAAACTAAGTATAAATTTAATCCTTCTCTAGAAAGAATCTATAATCCTCCTTATGAATTATTACTAAAAATAAATACTTCTAATACAAATTCTAATACAAATATAAATAGTTCATCATTAATAGAAAATTATATAAATAATGTTTTTAATATATCAAAAAATCATTTAAAATCAAATACAGACCCCGATACAATAAAAGCAATTATTAGCCCTTATTCAAATAATTTATTTCAAAATGGATTATGTAGTGCTTCAGCATATTATCAATTATACAATAGAACTAAACCAATTAAAAAAGTTATATTACTTTGCACAAATTCAACCCAATCATCCACATTAATATCAACTTCTTTTACTTCTATAAAATCTTATAAAAATGAAACTATAGTAAATAATAATCCAATATCTAATACATCGTTAAAAATAAATACTAAAATAATAGAAAGTTTAAAACCTTATCTAGAAATAAATGATGAACTTATAAAAAATGAAGTATCATTGTATAGTAATTTACCATTTATTGAAACAATTGCCCCTGGTGCTTCAATAATACCTATTCTAATTAGCAATTCTATGTATCTAGATACTACTAATACTAATAAAATAAGTAATGTTATTAATATATTAAAAAAATATCTAAAAAGTGATGATACTATTTTAATATCTACAAGTAATTTTACAGATACAAGTATAAATAATGATATAAATACAAGTATAAATAATGATATAAATAATGATATAAATAATAATATAAATGAAAATATAAATGAAAATATAAATGAAACTAAAAATACAAACTATAATATTAAAAAGGAAGATAATATAATATTACAATTTATATATGATAATGTAGATGGATATAAAACTCGTTGTAGTAAAATAGATGATATTTTATTTATACAAAATACACCATCAACAAGTTCATTATCATTTTATATTTTTTCTAATCTATTAAGTAATTATACGAATACAACCAGGAGTTCATCAATTTCATCAAATAGTAGTAATAGTAATGGTGATTCTGGAATAAGTATTGATTTTAATACAAACTATAAAAATTTATATTCTAGAATAACCTCTTATTATACATCATTAAATGAAACTATAAATGAAACTATAAATGAAACTATAAATGAAACTATAAATGAAACTATAAATGAAAACTATATAAATCAATTTACCCCAAATGATTTATTTAATAATCCATTAGTATCACCATCAACACAACCATCTATAAGTTATATAGGATTAATATTTACAACACAACCTTATTTTGAAAATAATAAAAAACGTGTGATTGATAATTCATTTACAGAATATGAAAAACATTCATTAACTTATTTTATGAAACAAGAATTTTATTTAAATACACCATCATCCATATTAAAAAATACAGTTAGTAATTTTAATACTATAAAAAATATGAATAATACTATCCGTAAAATGAATAATTTACCAATCAATAGTCCTATTTTTAAAAAACATTTAGGTATTTTTATAACATTATATAAGAAAGATACAAATGAATTGAGGGGTTGTATTGGAACAAGTGAAACAAACAATAATGACTATACAATAGAAACACATATTAAAAAATTTGTATGTGAATTATCAACTAAAACAACAAAATGTAGAGATTTAGAATTCTCTCCAATACATTATAATGAATTAGACAATCTAACATTTGAACTTACTATTTTATATCATATGAAGCCAATAAATAGTGAAGATTATCTTAATCATTTTAAATTTGGTAGTGATGGACTATTATTTAAAACAATGGTAAATAATAAACCATTATGTAAATATTCTCTTACACAAATGACATTGTATTTTAATAGAAATAATAAAGAAGTATCTAGCAACACTAATAATAATAATAATAATAATAATAATAATAATAAAATTTTATTAAATGAATTAAGTAATACATACTTATCTAATACTAATTTTATTTTATTTTATAATGAAGGTATGATTATAAAAAGTTATTAAAAATAAAAATATTAGATATAAATAAGAATATTATAATTATAATTATAAATGTTAAATAATAAAAATAGTAATACAAATCATAATACAAATCATGATGATGATATTGTAAATAATTTAATTAAAATTATTTATAAAAATGATAAAGGACAAACACTTAAAAATGCTATATTAGAAAAATCAAAGTGTAATATTTATAAAGAAATTGAAAAAATGAAAAACAATAAAACAAAAAAAATAAATTTAAATAATGTTAATGTTAATAGTAATAGTAAAAGTAATAGTAATAGTAATAGTAATAATAATAAAACAAAAAAATTAAAAAATACAAAAAAACTTGAAGATATAACTAAAAAATGTTTTACAAAAAAAAGTAAAATAAATAAACAACCAGATATAATTATTTCAGATACAAATAAATATAATAATAAAGACAATAGTTTTTTAATAGTTATAACAAGTAATGTGTTTTTATCTTTTAATACAAAAAAACAAACTATACCTAATAAAAAAAAACATCTTACATGGGTTGCAATTATAAATGATAATAAAGTTATTAAAAATATTATTAAACATAAATTGAATAAAGAAAAAGGATTACATAATTTTATGATTAGAATTTATTCATTTCCTAAAAATCATAGTGAAATTATTAATAATATAGAAAAAACGGTAAATACAAAAAAACATATATTAATAAAAAAATTAAAAAAAATTAAAAATTTAGAAAGAATATATACAAATAATATTATTATTATACGTAAAATGAATTCATCTAGGTCTTGGTGGTGGGAATATAATAGTTTTGGAAATTTTAATATATTTAGGGGTCTAAAACTATTAACTTAAATATGATTTTATTGTTAATTATTTATCTTTTTATAATTTTTTAATAATAATAAATATGTATATACATTAAATAATAAATAATTAATAAAAAATGATTACTAAAACTAAAAAAAATAATACTAAAACTAAAAAAAATAATACTAAAACTAAAAA